AGACTCAAATAAAGATATTTCAGGATTTAGAAATGTAACTTTAACCGGTGAAGTAGATGCAGCAACAGGAGATTTTTCTGGTGCTGTTGATATTGCAGGCCAACTTACAGTTGCTGACGGATCAGCAGGTGCTCCTGCGATTAGTAATACAGGAGATGCTAACACAGGTTTATTATTTAGTGCTGCCGATACACTAGCTTTTTCAGCTGGAGGTACAGCACAATTTACAATGGCAGATGGAGGAATTATACCTGTTACAACTAATGATATAGATTTAGGTACAGCTTCTTTACAATTTAAAAACGTTTTTGTAGATGGCACAACATTTACTGATGCTTTAGGTTTTGGTACAGTGGTGATGACATTACCAACTGCTGATGGTGATGCAAATCAAATTTTAACAACAGACGGTTCTGGCACATTAGCTTTTGTAGATAACTCTGGCGGAACAGATTGGCAAGCTGTCAAAACTGGAAACTTTACAGCAGCAGCTGGGCAAGGTGTTTTTGCAAACACAACATCATCAGCTTTTACAGTCACACTTCCTGCAGGAACTCTTGGAGATGAAGTTTCAATTATAGATTACGCAGGTACATTTGATTCTAACGCTTTAACTGTTGCTGCTAATGGTTCAGAAAAAATTGCTGGATCTACAGATGATTTAACAATAAGTGTTGAACGAGCTGGGTTAACATTGGTTTTTACAGATGGGACTCAAGGCTGGTTGTTGAAAGATAAATAATCATGGCTGAATATAAAGGTATAAATGGTTTTACACTTCAAGATTTAGCAACTGATCCAACTATAAACACAGGACAAGTTTGGTACAATTCTGCAACTAGAATAATTAAATTACACTCTGCTACAGCAGCAGCCGTTTGGGCATCAGGTAATGCTTTAAATACAGCTAGATATGAACTAGGAAGTGCAGGAACTCAAACTGCAACTTTAGCATTTGGAGGAGATATTCCAGGTGGACATACTGCTAATTCAGAAGAATATAATGGTACTTCTTGGTCAGAAGGAAATAATTTAGGAACTTCAAGATATTATTTAAGAGGAGCAGGAACACAAACTGCAGGTTTAGGTTTTGCTGGTTATATTTATCCAGGAAGTTGGAAAAATAATACAGAGGAATATAATGGAACTTCTTGGTCACCACAAAATAATATGGGAACTGCAAGACGATCCCCAGGATCAGGAGGAACTCAAACAGCAGGACTTGCTTTTGGTGGAAATAAATCTCCAGGTGGCGCTCTTTCTAATGATACTGAAGAGTATGGTGGTACTTCTTGGACAACAGGTGGTAGCTTAAATACAGCAAGAGTTTATTTAGGGGGTGCAGGAACTTTAACAGCAGGTTTGGCTTTTGGAGGTTATACTACTGCTAATGTTGCTGTTACAGAAGAATATGATGGAACATCTTGGGTAAATAGTAATAATATGAATACAACACGAGCACGAGTAGCTGGTGCTGGAATTCAAACATCTGCAATAGGGTTTGGTGGACTTACACCTGCAAACCCTGCTTATACTGGTGTTACAGAACAGTATGATGGAACTTCTTGGGCAAATAGTACAAGTTTAACAACAGCAAGAAGATCGGCAGGAGGTGCGGGAACAACTGCAGCTGGTATAGCTTTTGGAGGTAATGCTCCTCCTCACACAACTGCAACAGAAGAATTTACAGGTGCAGATATACCATTGGTGCAAACAGTAACAACAAGTTAACAGGAGGAAAAATATGGCAAAAAAATATCAATATATTGTAGCGGAAAATTGGGGGAAAGGTTTTATTGAAATCAATGATGCAACAAAATTTACTATCTCTGGATTTCCTGGAGATGTTTGGAGAGTACCTGCACGTGACAAACGTGCAAATCTTTGGATAAACAAAGTGTTGGGTGTAATCAAAACAAAAAATGAAGCTCAAGCAATAGTTGACGCATTAGTAGAAACAGCGCAAAATAACTATGATGCACAATCAGACGCTTATAAAGCACAACATGGTAGGCCTACAGATATACCATTAGAGGAATAAAATGTCAGAGTATAAAATTATAAAAGGTTTTAAAATTCAAGTTGTTACATCTGATCCTAGCACAGATTTAGGACAAGTTTGGTATAACTCTGCAACTGATGTATTAAAATACAATGGTGCTACAGCATCAGGTGCTTGGACATCTGGTGGAAACATGGGATCAGCAAGGCAAAAATCAGGAGCAGCAGGTACACTAGGAGCAGGTTTAGCTTTTGCTGGAAATGTTCCACCCCTTAGTGCAGCAACAGAAGAATATAATGGCACTGCTTGGGGAGCAGGTGGCGATATGGGTACTGCAAGATACGCACCAACCAATACTATTGGAGCTTCACAAACGGCAGCTTTAGCAGTGGGAGGTTCAAATGGATCATCAGATTTTAATAAAACAGAAGAATATGACGGAACATCTTGGGCAGGCGGTGGTGACTATCCTATTTCAAAACAAGCCATGGCAGGAGCAGGTACACAAACAGCTGGACTTTCTTGTGGTGGTGGAGGTAATCTAACAACTACAAATGAATATGGTGGAAGTTCTTGGACAGCAGGTGGTGCTTTAGGCACTGGAAGATTAACTTTTTCAGGTTGCGGTTTACTAACAGCAGGTTTAGTTTTTGGTGGAACTAATCCACCACCTAAATCAGCATTAACTGAACACTATGATGGAACTTCTTGGTCAGCTGGTGGAAATTTAAATGCTGCAAGATCAAATCATGCAGCATGTGGAATACAAACTGCAGCTTTAGCTATGGGAGGAGATCTTGCACCAACTACTACTAATCTTACAGAACAATATGATGGAACTTGTTGGGCAGTTGAAACAGTTTCGCCTACGGCAAGATACGGACAGGTTGCTGGAGGAACTACTGCGGCGGCTTTTTTAGGAGGTGGTAGCACAGGACCAGCTAATAGCGCATTAACATTTCACTGGACAGGTGCAGGAGCACCATTAGTGCAAACAGTGGAGATAGATTAACATGTCAGAATATAAAAGTGTAAAAGGAACACAAATAGAAGTATCAACAGGTGATTTAACTAATCCAAAAGTTGGTCAAATTTGGTATAACCAAACTACACAAGTTTTAAGAGCTAGGGTTATTGCAGGTTCATCTTGGGCAACAGGTAATGCTATGACAAAAGCAAGACGAAATTCTGGATATGCTGGAACACAAACAGCCGCTTTAGCGGCAGCAGGTGGTTACCCAGCTTTTGCAACTACAGAAGAATACAACGGAACAACATGGGCTAATGCCAATAATATGAGTGCTTCACTACTTGATCTAGCAGCGTCAGGACTTCAAACTGCGGCCGCAGTTTGGGGTGGTAATACTACTGCAACATATGAATATGATGGAACAAATTGGACAACAGGTGGAAGTTTAGGAATAGCAGTAAGAAACAGTGCAGGTTTTGGATTACAAACTGCGGCAGTTTCTTGTGGTGGTCAATCAACAGGTAATCCTTACACAAATGCAACAGAAGAATATAATGGAACATCTTGGGCAGATAGTAATAATATGAATACAACAAGATCAAGACTTATGGGAATGGGAACTTTAACAGCAGGTTTGGCTGCTGGAGGTGTAATTGAACCTGGTACTCTTTCTAGTACAGAGGAATATGATGGAACATCTTGGGCAAATAGTAATGGTCTAAACACAGCTAGAAGAGAATCAGGTAGTAGTTCAGGGGTACAAACTTCAGCTATAGTTTTTGCGGGAATTAGCCCTTCAGCTACTCTTACTATTGCAGAAGTATATGATGGTACATGTTTTTCAAATGATGCCAGTATGTCATCAGCAAGGGCTTATTTAAGAGGGTGTGGATCAACTACAGCAGGTTTGGCTTTTGGAGGGATGAATGCAGCAGACGCTCTTTCAGCATTAACAGAAGAATACACAGGTGCAGCCGCAGGAACTGTTACTATTGATCCTGCTTAACTCTTTACATTTGTTTTAAAATAGTTATATTTACAATTAGAAATGAATAAAGAAAACATTAAGTCATTAATTGAATCTGAGTCAGATGTTCATTTAAACAATTTACTTCCTACAGAAGATGTAATTAAGTTTAAAGACATGGTCGAAGAACTTAAGGATACATGGACTAAGAAACAAGTTTTTAGAACAGAAACAGAAGCTAGAATATCTGTATTACAGGATATGAAATATCCAAATAAAGCATCTAAGTATTGGCAATGTGTTAGGGAACAAAGCGTATTTTTAGAAAACCTAATGACCTTATCTTTTGATTATAGAAGAAATGATATTAAAATAAAAAGATTAGAACAAAAATTAAAAGAAGAAAAAGATGAATTAAAGAAAGAACTTTTTAAAGTTGATATTGATGAAAAAACTTATTCAAAAGCTAACATGGAATTAGTAGCTAAAGACAGAATGAGAGAACTTAAAATGTGGTCTAAACTTAAAACAGAATTTGATGATGGAACATTTAATACTAAAGATGTTAATAGACATCAACTTGATTCTTACCATCAGATAATGAAAAATAGAGTTGAAACAATAACATCAGGAACTTCGCAACCTGAAGTATTTAATGCTGTAGGTCAATTAAGAACAATAGAAAGAGTAAAAAAAGATGGTGAACTCAAATATGATAAGAAAGAAGAGATAACCTTTGGAAAAGAAAAACCATAAAATATTTTTTTTAATGGCAATGCCTAGGTCAGGCAATACTTTATTTGGTTCTCTTATGAATCAAAACCCAGATATAGCTGTTACACCTAATTCAATTACATTAGAGATAATGAAAGATATTTTTCTTTTAAAACAAACAGATACCTTTCAAAATTATTCAGACCATAAATCTTTAGATAATGTTTTATCTTCGGTATATAAAAACTATTACAAAGATTGGGATTATAAATATATTATAGATCGTGGACCTGTAATGACCTCTGGCAATTTTGCTTTAATTAAAAAACATTTAGGTCAACCTGTTAAGTGTATTATTCTTTGGAGAGATTTATTAGATGTTTTAGCATCTTATATTAAATGGTTTGAAAACGAACCAACTGCATATCCAAATAGATATGGTAAAAATACTATAGAAGAAAAATTAAAGATGTTAATGAATAAAGACGGCTCTATCGCTAAAGGATTAACGGCTATACAAAATGCAATTCTTCCTAAAAATAAACACATGTGTCATATTGTTAGATATGAAAATTTAGTAACAGAACCAGAAAAATGTTTACGTTCTATTTACAATTTTTTAGAAATAGAGTATTATCCTCATCGTTATTATAACTTAGATCAGTTTTCAGTAAATGGTTTAAAATATGACGACAACATTGTTGGAAACAATATGCACACTATAAAGACAGAATTAAAATTAGAAGAAAACCCTTATAAAAAAATGATACCCCAAAGTATTATTGAAAAGTATAGGCACATAGTATTATGAACATACTAGTTTTTGGACTACCTGGATCAGGTAAATCTACATTTGCTAAAAAATTAGCTACAGATAAATTAGCTTATTTTAATGCTGATCAAATTAGAACAATGTTTAATGATTGGGATTTTACTGAAGAAGGTAGAACTAGACAAGCAGAACGTATGTTTGCTTTAACTGGTTTAGCTAATGGAGATTGTGTTGTAGATTTTGTTTGTCCGTATAATAACTTTAGAGCTGATTATAATATTACGATTTGGATGAATACTATTAAAGAAGGAAGATTTGTAGATACTAATAAACTTTTTGAAAAACCTATTACAGTCGATTATGAAATTAAAGATTATAACTATGAAAATATTATAAATGAAATCCAGAATAGATTATAATAGACCCACTGCAATGATGTTGGGAAGATGGCAACCTTGGCATCAAGGTCACCAAGAATTATTTAAAAAATCATTGGAGAGAACAGGTCAAGTTATTATCATGATTAGATCTATGCCTAATTCTAAAGATAATCCATTTGATATAAAGAAGGTAGAACAAAATATAAAAGAAGCATTGGAAAGTTATCACGGTATGTATGAAATAATAGTTGTGCCTAATATTACTAACATTTGTTACGGTAGAGGTGTTGGTTACAAGATAGAAGAAATAGAATTACCAAAAAAAATACAAGCCATATCTGCAACTAAAATTAGAGAAAAAATGAATGAAATTTAAATTTATTAATTTAGGTCAAACAGTTACAAGGTATGAAACACCTTTAAATATATACAACGCTATTAATGATATATACGAAAGTAAATTTTCTATTTTAAATAAAGCTAATAAACAACTTATTGGTAAAATTGTAAATGAACATTCTATTTTTTATGGTGGGGATGATGAATCTAAAATGAAAAAACATGACTTACTACCCTTAGAGGTAAAACAATGGTTTATTGATATGTTTAAACACTACTTAAACTTTAATCATATTAAAAAATATGATCTACGTTTAAATTCTATTTGGGTTAATGAAATGAAAGCTAATGAATACAATCCAATACATGTACATCAAGGAACTTTATTTACAGGTCTATCTTCAGTTATGGTTTTAAAACTACCCTCAACTTTTGGTGTAGAATATTCCTCAGAAGAAAATCCACAAAATGGTAAATTACAAATATTGGGATCTTGTTCCGGTCAGTTTGCAAAAACAGATTATCAACCAGAGGTTAGTGTAAGAGATTTTTATATTTTTCCATACGACATAAGACATTGTGTATATCCCTTTAATGGAACAGAAGAGACAAGACGAACTCTTGCAGCAAATTGTGACGTAGATTATAGTCCAATAATGAATAGAGGAGCAACATGATTATAACCGAGCCAAACTGGAAATCATATTTAGTACAAACAATTACTCCTATTTTTACTCCTGAACAATGTGAAATTATAAGTAATCTAGGTAGATCTATGCCACCACAGAATGCAGAAGTAGGCGGATTAGAAGGTGGAAAACATGATATTAAAAATAGAATATCACATATCAGTTGGATTCCATTTGAACATGTTGATGCTAAACCTATGTATTCTATATTAAAAAATATTATGCACAAAACTAATAAAAGACATTTTGGTTTTGAAAATATGCAAATCAACGAACAAGCTCAATACACAGAATACCCTGAAGGAGGTTTTTATAATTGGCACATGGATTGTGATTTAATTATGAAGAAAGAACCTCCTGTTAGAAAAATATCTATGACTTTAATTTTATCACCAGATGGTGATTACGAAGGTGGTGGATTAGAACTAGCTAGACCAGGACAAATTTTAAATCCTAAACAAGGACACGCTGTTTTTTTTGCAAGTTTTGTTAATCATAGAGTTGTGCCTGTTACTAAAGGACTAAGAAAATCTTTAGTTATGTGGTTTGGTGGAGAACCTTTTAAATGAATCGAGAAATATTATTTCCTACACCTGTATACTTTAAAGATCTACCTCAAGCTAAAGAACTTAATGAACATTTATTTAAACATATTAAAGATTGGTACAGACAAGATCCTAAAGGTCAGGTAAAAACTAATTCAGGTTTTGGTTGGCATAGTGCAACCGATATGAATAACAAAAAAGAATTTGATCCTTTAACTTCAGAACTATTTAAAATGGCAAAAGAATGTAATAAAGACTATGGGGTTAAACCTAAACTTGGACTTGGCAATATGTGGTGTAATATTAACCCTACCTATAGTTATAATAAAACACACACTCATCCCAACTCATTGTGGTCAGGCGTGTATTATGTTAAAGCACCAAAAGATTCTGGTAAACTATTTTTAGAAGATCCAAGACCCGGGCCAAATACTTACATGCCAAGAAGGGTGGACAACATACCTAAAGAACTGTGGCGTGTAGTATCGTATGATGCAATTGAAGGAAGAATGATATTTTTTCCATCATGGCAACCACATGGTGTAGATATAAATATGAACACAGAGGAAGACGAAAAGAACTGGAGAATATCTGTTTCCTTTAATTTTATACAGATATGATTGTACACAAAGATAAAATTGTATTTAGAAATAAAAATATGCAAACAGAAAAAGGTAGAATGATGCAGACTGAAAATGAAAACTGGAAAAAATTAAAAGAAGATATAAAACAAAATGGTATTATTAATCCTTTAATTTGTACAGAAAAAAATAACATCTACAGATTATGTATGGGATCAAGAAGATTTATCGCTGGTTTAATTTTAGGTATAAAAGAGTATGATATACAAATTGTACCTAACGAAGACGTTGCAACTTTAAAAGCAGCCGTTAAAAAATATAAAAAAATACATAAAAACGGAGTACCCTTAGCTATATGAGTTTTGAACAAAATAAATATCAAGTTATTAGGAATGCTATATCTTATGAGTTAGCTAATTTTTGTTTTAATTATTTTTTACTTAAACGAGATGCTGTAAAATTTATGTATGATAACAATTACATAGCAAAAAATTCTATGCACGGCACTTGGAAGGATGAACAGGTTCCAGGAATTTATTCTATTTATGCTGATTATGTTATGGAAACTTTATTAGTTAAAACATTACCTGTTATGAAAGAAAAAACAGGTTTAGATTTATTACCTACTTATTCATATGCTAGAATTTATGAAAAAGGGTCAATCTTAAACAGACATAAAGATAGACCTAGTTGTGAGATATCAACAACCGTTAATCTAGGTGGTGATATATGGCCTATATTTATTGATCCAACAGGAGAAAATAATGTTATTAATGAATATCAAGGTGTAATGAAACCTGATGCACCCAAAGGAATAAGAGTTGATTTAAATCCGGGAGATATGCTTATATATTCTGGTTGCGAATTAGAGCATTGGAGAGAACCTTTCCAAGGAGAGTTATGCGGACAAGTATTCCTACACTACAATCATGCAAATGGACGCTTTGCAAAGTCCAATTTATATGATAAAAGACCTATGTTGGGTATACCCAAAACTCGTTGATTCACAACGCACTTTAATATAATCTAAAGGACATATGTTACAAAAAATAGGATTTCAGCCTGGGTTTAATAAACAAGTTACTTCAACTGGTGGTGAAGGACAATGGAAAGCTGGAGACAATGTTAGATTTAGATATGGTACACCTGAAAAAATAGGTGGTTGGGCACAATTAGGTTCTGTTGATATTACAGGTCGTAACACAGCTATTCATCATTTTATAAATACATCAGGTATTAAGTATGCAGCCTTAGGAACTAATAGAATTTTATATGCATACTCTGGTGGTATTTTTTATGACATCCATCCTTTAAAAGCTACAACAACTTTAACTAATGCTTTCTCTACAACTAATGGATCAGCTGTTGTAACTATTACTTTTGCATCTGATCATGGTATTGGTGCAGGTGATATTTTATTATTAGATAACTTTACAGCTATCACAGGTTCTAATTTTGTATCTACTAATTTTGATGACAATAAATTTCAAGTTACATCTATACCTACATCAACAACTTTAACAGTAACCATGGCCTCTAATGAAGGTGGTTCTGGAGCAACTACCTCTGGTGGTATTAGAGTAAAACATTATTATCCTGTAGGACCAGCTCAAGAAGTTGCCTCAACAGGTTGGGCTTTAGGACAATGGGGTGGAACACAATCAGGACAATTTGTTTCTACTTTAGCTGCAAACATTAATACATCAGTTACAAGTTTAACTATGGCTAGTGCTACATCTTTTCCATCGACAGGAACAGTTATTATAGCCTCAGAATTAATTACATACACAGGAAAAAGTGGTAACACATTATCAGGTTTAACTAGAGGAGCATCAGGCACAACTGCTGCATCTCATTCATCAGGAGCTACAGTTACAGATGCTTCTAAGTTTGCAGGTTGGAACTCAGCTCCATCAGGAGACGTTGTAACTGATCCTGGTTTATGGGCATTAGATAATTTTGGTAATACATTAATTGCATCTATCTTTAATGGAGAAAGTTTTTCTTGGAGTGCTAATGCAACAAACGCTACAAACACAAGAGCAGTAATTATATCAGGAGCACCAACTGCTTCTAGAAATATGTTAGTATCTGCACCCGATCGTCACTTAATATTTTTTGGAACAGAAACAACTATTGGAACTAAATCTTCACAAGACGAAATGTTTATAAGGTTTTCATCTCAAGAAGATATTAATACTTACACACCCACAGCGATTAACACAGCAGGTACACAAAGACTATCTGATGGATCAAGAATAGTAGGAGCTCTTAGAGGTCGTGATGCTACATACATTTGGACTGATACTGCTTTATTTATTATGAGATTTGTTGGACCACCATTTACTTTTTCTTTTCAACAAGTAGGTACAAACTGTGGATTAATAGGTAAGAATGCTTGTGTTGAAGTTGATGGTTCTGCTTATTGGATGTCAGATAATGGTTTCTTTAGATACACAGGTAAACTAGAATCATTACCATGTTTAGTAGAAGATTTTGTTTATGATGATATTAATGTAATACCTAAAGAACACATCAATGCAGGGCTAAACAACTTGTTTGGTGAGGTTATGTGGTTCTACCCTAACTCAGGCTCAGGAATTGTTAATAGAGTTGTAACTTATAATTATTTAGATTCAACATCTGAAAGACCTGTATGGACTACAGGTACATTAGCTAGAACGGCGTGGCAAGATTCTGCTGTATTTGGTAAACCTCATGCATCAGAATATAATTCTAGTGGTACAACACCTTCAACAAGCAAAGACCATGTCATTGGATGTACTGATGGTACATCAACATACTATGAACATGAGACAGGATTAAACCAAGTTAAAGAAGGATCAACTACTGCCATTGCAGCCAACATAGAATCAGGAGATTTTGATATTGGACAATCAGGTGGTTTAATAGGAACAGGTAATGATGGTGAGTACATGATGAAAATTAGAAGAATAATACCAGACTTTTTATCACAAACAGGTGATGCAAGAATTACATTAAACTTAAGAGACTTTCCAAATGATGTTTCTGCAAGTTCTTCGTTAGGACCTTTTACAATAACAAGTGGTACACAGAAAATTGATACACGTGCAAGAGCTAGATCAATATCGTTAAAAGTAGATAATACTAGTACAAGTCAGTTTTGGAGACTTGGTACATTTAGATTAGATATACAACCAGATGGTAGAAGATAATGGCTAGAATAGTACAATCATTAACACAACAAGGTAAAGAGTATGATCAACAATTACAATTGTCTTTTCTTAGAGATATAGATGGTATTGTACAAAAACTTAACACAACGTTTCAACAAGATGTAAAAGATGAAGTAGAAGCGTTTAACTTCTTTTTAGCATAATGGCAAATTCTTTTGTAAATAAAAAAGTAGATTTAACATCGACAAGTGCTACAACATTGTATACAGTTCCGTCTGCTACAACTGGTGTAATAAAGTCTATACTAGTATCAGAAGATTCAGGTAATG